GCACCAGTTGCTCCAGTTGCTCCTGTAACGCCCGTTAATCCGGTTGCCCCTGTTGCTCCTGTTAAACCTGTGTTACCAGTTACACTTGCGCCAGTTGCGCCTGTATTACCAACTGCACCAGTTGCTCCAGTTGCGCCAACTGCGCCTGTTGCACCAGTCGTACCTGCACCTGTTACACCAGTTGCGCCAACTGCACCCGTCGCACCGACTGCACCAGTTGCTCCTGTTGTGCCAGCACCAGTTACACCGGTTGCACCGTTAGCACCGGTTGCACCTGTACTACCAGTATTACCAGTTGCTCCAGTTACACCTGCGCCAGTCGCTCCAGTTACACCCGTGTTACCGACAGCGCCAGTAGATCCAGTGTTACCAGTTGCGCCAGTCTGTCCTGCACCTGTTGCACCAGTTGCGCCCGTTGCTCCGTTAGCTCCAGCAGGTCCAACAATCTGACCTACGCTGTTCCAGGCACTGCCATTCCAAACATATAGGTCACCATCTGAATCAACGATGTAAGCGTCATTTACCGTGTTGCCTGAAGCTGGCAGATTAGCAACTAGTGCAACACTTCCCTTAAATGTTATTGATACACCTTGCGCACCAGTTGCGCCCGTTGCTCCAGTTGAGCCTGTTCTACCAGTCGCACCTGTTGCTCCGGTTAAACCAGTCTGTCCAGTCGCGCCAGCTCCTGGACCAGTTGCGCCAGCAGGACCAGTTGCGCCAGTCGCGCCTGCGCCTGTTGCTCCGGTAGCGCCGGTTGCACCAGCAGGACCGATAGGTCCGCGAGCAGTAGTTGCAGAGGATACTGTGTATCCAGTTGACGTCGGGACTAGGCGGGCGATCTGTGTAAATAGATCAATGTCTGAGCCGTTGCCGATAGGTAGGAAGACTCTTACGTTTACGGATTTAACACCGTTGATTCGAATAGCAACTTCGTATGCCCAACCTGCGGGAGAAACAAGTGGGTTGTCGGTAGTTGGAAGCTCTAGTGAAAATGAACCTGTGCCGTCTAGAGATACTGTAGTTGCGCCACTTAAGACAACAGAGTTGTCAGGGTCATAGATAGTAGAGGTAGGCGTAAACGAAATAGTTCCAACGCCTGCGATGCCTCTTGATGAGATGTACGTGCCTATGACGGTACGCGTTACAACGTCCTCAGACCAGCTTGGCACAGAAGCTCCGTTCCTAAAAACTTAACGTACCTATATCTCTCAGAACATCACAGAGACAATAATAGGAGACAGGTACATACTACCAAATAAATAAAATCTTTACTTGGATATTTTATTATTTATTGGCTGGAATTACGCTAACATCAAGCCTTGGATCGTGATCTTTACCTACGACCATGGTCAATATACCAGGGTTAGATTCTAGGCCACGTCGGTCTCTAAACCATGCGGAGCCTGGGTCAACCGTGGGGCATTGCGCCCAAAATCTCCCGCCAACGTCCATAGATCTAAAGTTGTGGAAGTGTCCTGATAACCAAACATCACACCCGCCGAGAGCAGTTTGACCTGCTGCCTGCTCTGATAGATACTTGGTAACGTCTCTTCCACTTTGGTGTCCGTGAAATAGTCCGATCATCGTTCCACATACTTCTACCGCAAGTGTTTGATGATCTTTTGCAGGAAACCTAAACTCTACATGTGATAACGCGCTACTTTCCGCGCAAATTGACTGTGCCACGTTTGCGATGTGAGTGTTCCATCCCTCAGATGGATCAAGCGCAACTTGACGACTAACCTCGTCGTGATTTCCGTTTACTACGGCAACTACAACGCGATCTACCAACGGGGCAAACGCCTTGATTTGTGCCATAAGCAGACCTATACCTACGCGTATCTGTTCGGTAAGACCCATATCCGAGGCAGAGTGACTTTGTAGACGCCCACCTTGAGAAACGTTCCCTTCAACGTGATCTCCTAGGAGTGCGATAACAACAGTGCCTATATCTCTTCCAACTTTTCTCAGGTCATGTAAACGATGAACCGCACCTTCAGTTGCTGTTTGAATACGCTCTACAGTCTCCTTGGTGCCCTCTCCGTTAGCTTTCTTACCTAGTTGCTGGTCGCTAGGCGCAAAAATAAAGGCAAGGTCTCCTGTTGTCACGGGAGGCTTCTTGCCGGGCTTCCAATTTTGCATACTCTTCATTAGATCTTTTACGTCTAGGTCTAACTCTGTTTGAGACGATATTGGAACGATGTTAATTCTTTGTGATTCTAAAAGCTCGCCGTCGTATCTTTGCCAACGCGATTTTCTTACCGACGTAATCGCCCAGTGCTCCGGGTTAAGATCAAATTCTATTAGTAACTCTCTTGCATCAGGAATATCTGAGATAGGTCGCGGTATCGAGATTACGTAACCGCCGTCATCTCCTACGTCCATACGCGGACGCCATGCTTCATCGGGTGCGCTGTTCTTAGTCTTAAAGTCAGAGCCTGAGCGCCCTGGAACCGAGAGCTTATCAAATAGCGTCATTATGCGCTAATCTTAGGATTAGATCCAAAGCACCGACATGCACCGCGGCGATGTTTTGTCACCGCAGAGTCTCCAACGTCTAAGCCTTCTTCTCGCAGAGCAGCGGCAATGGTTGTGTTAGGAAGACGACCTGGAGCTCCGTAAGGTACCTCAAGCACCTCGGCAAGTTTTGCCTTATCTTCCTTTGAAAGTTGTTCACCTGTCAGAAGGCTTCCGATCTTACACGGCAGTCCTGCACCGATTCCTGAGGATTGAGATAAGCGTTCTGCAAGTGACATAGTACTCTCCAAGTTATTGTCTACATGCTACTTAACGGCATCTCCAGTTAAGTGAACCATAAGCCGCGGGCTAACGGTTAGGAAAATTGTAACAAGAAGTAAGCAAAAGTACTGCTTATTAAGCAAATAAAAAGTTAAATTAAAAGTATTCTTAACTGTGCTTTTAAGTGTACTTACTACAGGAATACAGTACAGAAGAGGGTAAAACTAGCGGTGAAGAAAACTGCTTCTATTAAGCGGTTGGAGCTTTCTTTTTACGGGTCTTTGTCATCTTAGGCTCAACTGGAGCGGGACCCTGGTGCATTTCAGGAAGAGAAAGTAGTTGAAGCAATACGTCCTTTATAAACTTAACCTCTACCGCTGTCTCTTTGGCAAGGGCTCCTTGGGCGTTCATCTGGTCCTTCATGGAGTTTCCGCCATTTTCCCAGAGTTGATATTCAACACGGTCCATACGCTCGGACATCGTTCTTCCCTGCTCATCGACTCCGATGGCCGACTCTACGCGGTGGATAATCTTGTAGATCTTGTAGATGAAGGCTAGGAGAAATAAGCCTCCAGTTATAATTCCAACTATAGCGCCTACCTGCATCGATACTTGACTTAACAAGGTAGTTGCCCTTCGGTTGGGTATTAAAGATATATCAAATTATATATTAAGGATTAAGATATTAGTTGTTTCGGTTGTTTACTTCTAGGGCACATGCCCTTTATAGTCGCCAAGTAACAAAGATTTTAGATAAGTGATATGATAGCTCTTCTCTATAAATTAAGAGCGTTTATATATAATTTGATTGGAGCTAACGACGCATAGATGCTAAAGCAGGGTAATCAAATATGAGCGCATGGGAATCAGCTGAGGGACGTTTAGGTCCTGCTGCAAATTGGTATGCAACTCATAATTGGTCAATACTTCCTTGCTATGGAATCGTCGGAGGACGTTGCACTTGTGGCGGCGCACACGTTGAGCCAAAAGATGTAGGCAAGCACCCATCGCTTCCAGAGTGGAACAAGTTTGCAACTACAGACGCTGCAACTGTTGACTCCTGGTGGCAACGCGATCCAAACATGAACATCGGTGTCATGTGTCGTTCAAGTGGATTTTTTGTAATTGATATTGATCCGCGCTCAGGTGGGCCGGATTCATTTGAAAAGTTTGAAGCTTTAGTAGAAGGATTCCTGCCTCCAACAGTTGAGGCAATCACAGGTGAGTACACAATCGCTGGTGGAAAGGTAATGCGAGGACGTCACCTATTTTATAAGTGTGAAGAGTCTGAGCAGCTTGTTGGAAATCTTAAGAAAGCAAATCTTCCGGGCGTTGATATTAAACACAACGGATACGTTCTCATTACTCCGTCACGACACTTCTCTGGAGTTTGTTACGAGTGGGCACCAGGTCACGCGCCGTGGGAAATTGAAATGGCAACCGCACCCGAAGAGCTATTACAGTCTCTTCGTAAAAAGAATAGTCGACGCGGTGGCACAAATCTTGGCGAAGGCGACTGGAGTTTCCTAGAGGATCTAGACTTTGCTGGCGAGCGTATCGACGTCGAGCGTTTGCTTGAAGAAGGAATTGAAGAAGGCTCACGCGCAATTGATATCTACGCGATGACGTGCGCCTTAGCAAATAAATTCCCTGTCAATACAGAAGCTGGAAAGCTTGCTGTTGAAACTATGATGATTCGCTTTAACGCTGAAAAGGTGCGTCCGCCGCTTGAGCTTGAAGGTCAAGGCGGACTTTTAATGCACGTACGTCGAGCTATACAGTTTGTTATTGACAATCCAAAATCAGAGCGTATGTGGCCAGGATTACAAGAGTGGGCTAACAAGTCTCAAGATGAAACACGCTCTAAGCCTGCAAAGCAACAGGAAATTAGAACAACTGAAAATTATTCACCGCAGGATACGTATAACGCACCAGGAACTATCGGCGGATCGATTACACAGTCTATCTCAGACGGTGATTCAATCTCCGAGGCATCAAGTCTTTTAAAGATGGATGTGCCTAAGGACGTTGACGCGGTTAACGAGAACGACGGCGGAGAACCTGGTAAGCGTACACTTACAGATACAGGAAACGGTCGTCGTCTTGTAGATGCGTTTGGTCCTGCAATTCGTTACACGCCAGGACTTGGTTGGTTTCACTGGGACGGCGGATACTGGAAGCCTGACGTTGAAAATCTTGAACTACAGGAGTTAACAAAGAAGCTTGCGCCGGTTATTGCATCCGAGGTTGTCAACTACGAAGACGCGGACAAGCAGTCAGAGTTAATGAAGTGGGCACTACAGGCAAAGTCAAACTCGCGCATCGCAGGTTGCATTGAAAACGCAACGTCCGATCCTCGCGTACAGGTTGAGGTTAACGCCTGGGATTCAGACGAAACATTACTTGGTGTTGCAAACGGAGTTATTGATCTTCGCACAGGAGAGTTACTTAAGGGACGTCCTGATTTATTTATTACTCGCCGCGCACCTGTTGCGTATACTCCAGGAATGCGCAACGTTAAGTGGGAACAGTTCTTAGATTTTGCAACAGGCGGAGATAAAGAGCTGCAGGATTGGATTCAACGTGCAGCTGGATACTCTTTAACTGGTCTGCGTACATACGATGTTATGTTTTTAATTTACGGACCTGCAGGTTCAGGTAAGAACACGCTTGTTGAAGCTTTAGTAAAGTGCATGGGCACACAGCAATATGCTTGGCCTTTAGACTCTTCTATTCTTGCACAAGGAGACGGCCAGGCAAACGGATCAGATCTTTATCACTGGGCTGAGTTGCGTGGACGTAGACTTGTATGGGTTGACGAATTGCCAGAATCTGAACGCTTGAAGGAAAACTCAGTTAAGAAGTTAACTGGTTCAAGTGAAATCTCTGCGCGTTCACCTGGTGAAAAACCATTTACGTTCTCGTCTCGTGCAAAATTATGGGTAACAACTAATCACCGTCCAATCATTAACGATGATGCGATGTGGCGTCGTATTCGTCCCGTGCCTCTTACAAACGTCCCCGAAAATCCAGACCCAGATCTAAAACATTACATCTTTGACCCAGAAGGAGCGCTACCAGCTGTCCTTTCTTGGGCAGTTGAGGGAGCAATTAAACTGCTTGGCTCCTCAGCAAGAGATGCTCTTGGAACCTGTAAAGTTGTAACCGAGGCATCTGAAATGTATCGAAAGAACGAAGACCGTATCGGTATTTTCTTAAATGAAGAGACAAAAGAGTCTGAAGGAACGGTCGTTCCTGTTAAGGCTTTGTACTCTGTGTATCGCGCTTGGAGTGAAGAGCGCGGCGAAAGACCAATGACACAGATCGCATTCCAGCGTAAGATATCTGATCGTGGAATGACTGTAGTCGGTCTTGGCTCAAAAGCTGAAATTCAAGGTCGCATACTTGTTCCGCGCGCTGTGCAAACTGGCGAGGTCGATTGGGGTCTCGCTTCTCGATACTCTCGCGGTTAGGAATTACTATGCGCAAGCATAACACAACAAAAGGCGTCATGCCAATCGTACTTTTTATTATAGTAGCAAGCTCAACAGGAGCGTTTGCGGCAGATAAGCCAACAACGTTTGCAACAGTAGACGCTGGAATTAAAGCGCTAAAGGTTGCACCTGATGTTCGTGAAGGATACGCGCGCTCACAATTTAAGCACTGGTCAGATCTCGATAAGAACGGCTGCAATACGCGCAACGACGTGATTATTCACGAGGCACTTGTAAAGCCTAAGATTGACACAGGATGTAAGATCGTCAAAGACACAGGTAAGTGGTACTCTGCTTATGACGGATTGACCGTTACAAATTTTTCTGGTCTAGACGTTGATCATATGGTTCCTCTGGCCGAAGCTTGGGACTCAGGCGCCAATAAGTGGGACGCGGCAAAGCGTGAACAATACGCAAACGACATGGGCGATGAGAACGCGTTGATTGCTGTCACCGCAGCGACTAACCGCTCTAAGTCAGATCAGGATCCAGCAGAATGGCTTCCTGCAAAGGACGTTTGCACATACATTAAGAATTGGGTTCATGTAAAACTACGTTGGTCACTTACAGTTGATGACAAAGAGCTCAAGGCAATTAAGGACGCAAACGCAAAGTGCCCTAAAACTAAGATCTCTGTTGTTATAGTAAAATAATAGATTATGTCTGCTGTATACGCTCTCGTGTCATCTGGTGAACCAGACATAGTTCGCTATGTCGGAAGAACTAAACACGCTTCCCCAGAAAAAAGACTAGCTTCACATAGAGGCCATATGAAAGCTGGAGGTACAACTCACGTCTATAATTGGATGAGAAGCGTCTACGCCTCTGGGCATCAAGTCCTAGCGCATGTTATAGAGTCAGATTTGACATGGGAAGAAGCTGGCGAGCGTGAAATGCACTATATTAAGTTTTATCGAGATAGCGGATATAACTTAACAAATATATCTTTAGGTGGCGACGGTGGGGCGGCTATGTCTCAAGAGACAAAGGACCTAATGAGCAGAAACAGAAAAGGAAAATCTCCTAGCCCGCAGGCACACGCTGCAGCTAAACTTGCCAATATTGGCCGTGCAAAAACTGAAGAAGAAAAAGCAAAGGTCAGTGCTGCAAATAAAGGAAGAGTGAAAACACCAGAGGTTCGCAAAAGATTGTCAGAAATAGCAAAAGCAAGACCAAGAAGACCGCACACGCAAGAAACAAAAGATAAAATAAGTAAAGCAAAAATGGGCAATGTTATATCAAAAGAAGCACGAGAAAAGATATCTAAAGCTAGCAGAGATAGAATAGTCACGTTACAGACGCGCGAGAAGCTTTCTAAAGCTGGCAAAAATCGTAAACATTCTCAAGAGACTAGAGAAAAAATGAGTAGGTCATCAACAGCAGCTCATTTGCATAGAAAGAACTTAAAGTTAAATTCATTAAAACAAGAAAAAGAGGACATATAATGGCTGGCACTTTTCCAAAACCTATAGCGAATCCGGCCCCACAAGGGACAGCCGCGCGATTAGTTCAAATAGCTGAGTCGTATGTAGGCTATGCAGAAGGACCGAAAGATAATGAAACTATAATGGGCGCCTTTACGAAGGCTAACTTTCTACCTTGGTGTGGGTCTTTTTGCATGTTTGTTGCAAATGCTGCTGGCGTAAAGATTCCTAACACTGTTTCAACAGTTGCAGGCGCAGATGCATTCAAGAAGCAAAAGCGCTGGTACGACAATGACGGAGTAAACACTCCAGAGCCTGGCGACATCGTTTATTTTGACTTCCCAGGAGACGGTGTAGACCGCATCTCGCACGTTGGAATTATCGTAAAGGATAACAAGGACGGCAGCATGACATGCCTAGAGGGTAACACCTCTGGCATTCCTAAGGGTGACCAGCGCAACGGCGGCGAAGTATGCAAAAAGATTCGCGCGTACAAGAAGAGCGCTAAGCAAGGATTGCCTATGGCAGTTGTTGGTTGGGGTCGTCCAGACTACGAAGGCTCAGCTGCTAACCCAGTTGCTCCTAAGGTAGTAAAGGAAAAAGACACGACAGGCAAGGTTTACCCTGGCGAGACAATTGATCCAGGCGAGGCAGGGATTCACGTTAAGACTGTTCAGGCAGCTCTTGGTATTAAGCCAGCCGACGGTCAATTCGGTCCAGTCACAAAGAAAGCTGTGATTGCGCACCAGAAGGCTAAGAAGCTACCTGTCACCGGTATCGTTGACGCAAAAACTTGGAAATCTATTACAGGATTGCCTGTAAAGTAGACCTTTTAGGTATATAGTAATACTAGTTTTTGGTGTCCCGGGAGAGAGCGCCTAAAACATAGAGAGCCGGATAGCGCGAGTAATCGCGCGTCCGGCTCTATCTTTTTATGATACATTTTGTCTATGAGTAACGCAACTAAACGTAAGTGCGGAACGTGCACCAAATGCTGTGAAGGTTTTATTGTCGGACAGGCGCATGGGAAGGCTTTTTATCCTGGAAAACCTTGTCATTTTATAAGCATCGGTGATGGGTGCTCTTCTTATGTCGATAGGCCAGATGACCCTTGCAAGACATATAACTGTCTATGGTTAGAAGACCCAGACCTTCCTGAGTGGATGAAGCCAGATAAAGTTAACGCAATTATTGATATGCGAATTGTAAAAGGAATCCCATACATTCATGTACTAGAGGCTGGTGCCGTTTTAAGTTCCAAGGTTCTTTCTTGGGTAATTCAATACGCACTATCTAACAATATGAACGTGTGTTGGGAAGTAGAACGTGGAAAAAACCTTTTGGGAACTCAAGAGTTTTTACAAGCAATGCAAAACAGAGTGGATGCCCCAGAGCCTAACTATTTGCCTCTTACGACGAAGTAGCCTTCCATTCTTTCTTAATGGAATCCCATTGAAACATAGTTCCTTCTCTTGGGTATGGAGTATTTCGTTGCTCTAGTTCATCTGAAGTTAGATTTCTTACAGCCCATGTTCTCTTCCAAACTCCATTTACTTGAGTTGGAAATTCCTCAAAGCAAATTTCTAAATCAGAAGTAGCGGGTTGTACTGTATCTTCTACTTCCACCCAATTTTCTGGTAAAGAAGTTCCTTTTGTCCAACCAAGAAGTTGCAAATCACCATCGTGACGAGGATACTCATTTGTTTCTATGTTTAGGTAATAAGCCATTTTTATCCTTAGATTGATGTTGTAGCAACGGACAATAATCCTGCTTCAATTGTTGAGTCGCCAGTGTTTGTAGTAATTGAGCGAGCACTACTCTGTGTCAAACTTTCACTAGCATCGGTCATAGAACCAGAAGTTTCTGTGTAACTTGCTGTTGAATATACGTAAGATAAACCACCTACCGTATATGTTCCAGTTTTAGAACCGTCTAAAGGAACCTTAATAAGGTAAGCATTATTAATGCTTCCATTTGTGTAGTTTCCTGTAATTATAAGAGATGTGCCAGAAACAGTGACATCGTTAACAGATGGAGATTGTGAGCTAGCAATAAATCGTCTTTGCCATTGAACAGTTCCCGAAGAATCCCATTTTATAATCATGACAGCATAAGGAGAAGTATTGGACTCTCCACCGACTCCGTAGACGTTTCCAGAAGAGTCAACCGCTAATCTATAGCCTGCTGCGCTTGAAGATGCATCGTAGATTCGTCGTTGCCACTGTAAAGAACCAGAAGAATTATGTTTAGCAACATGAAATTGATATGTACCATTTTGATTAGAGGAACCAATTGAATGCACATTTTCAGAAGAATCAATTGCTACATCATAAACATAATGATTTTTACTGTAATCGTAAAACTTTCTTGCCCAAGTAATAGTTCCAGAGTTGTTTATTTTTACTGTGTTCCAAGTACTGTGATAAACATAGTTACCTTTTGAAATAAGTGTCTGCGTTGGATAGTGACCAATGCAATGAGAGTTTCCAGAAGAGTCAGTGTCCATGGCAGTAAAGTAGTTGCCGCTTCCTTGGTCTCCACTAAATGCATAATAATAAGTCCATGCATGTGTGCCAGCGCTACTTATTTTTGTCAAACAATAGTCTTGGTCTTGAGTTCCAGTGTCTGTCATTCCACCAGAAAAGTATAGGTTATTAGAACTATCAGCATCTAGCGAGTAAAGATTAAACTGCTGAGGGGTTCCGCCACCATCTGTTGGTCCATTATAAAGTTTTTGCCAAACTAAGTTTCCAGAAGAGTCTAACTTTGTTATTAAAGAGTGATTATAGTTGTAATTTTCATTTATAGGCATTTCTGTTGCCGCAATATATACATTTAAAGAAGAGTCTACCCAGACCGCTTTAGAGGAGTTGGTACGTCTATTGGGACCGCTTGCATAGTGTGCAATTTGCTTTTGCCAGATAAGGGCTCCATCGGCAGAGTGTTTTGTTACATAACCATACTTTTGACTGCTATCTGAACCATAACGATGTCCAACGGTGTATATATTTCCAGAAGAATCCGTATTTATATTTATGGAAGTCATATCGTAAGTGTATGAAAGACGAGCCATGAAATCTGGAGCAACAGGTGTAGTACTCAATGAAGCCGAGCTTGTTGCTGTTTCACCTGTACTTGAAGTTGCACGGACGGTGAACGTATACGCTGTTCCGTTAGTTAAACCTGTGACAGTAATAGGTGAGGTGCCTGTTGCGGTAATGTTCCCTGGGCTTGAGATAGCGGTGTACGTTACCGAGCCTTTGCCAATGTAACTAGACGCGGTAAATGTAACTGTTGCCTGTGCGGTTCCTGCGGTAGCTGAAACACTTGTAGGAGCTGTTGGCGTTCCGCCAGAGCGTGATGATTGTGTTCCTAGAATAGGCATTTAGTTATTCTATCCTACTTTGATTCTTCTGATTGTTGATCTAATACATATTTAATACTAGAAGCAGACCATTTCCCGCCGTAGGCAGCTGGTATACTCTCCGCGTTGAGCTTTCTGGCTATACCGTTCATCGATTCGCCAGCTTCTCTTTCAGTGTATATACGATTTAATACTGCTTCCGGTATTCTTTTCTTAGGGCCGAGATCTACACCCCAAACTTTTCCTTGGGAGCGTCTGTCAGAGTGAACGTCCTTCTGGCGTTCGGAGATGATAGATCTTTCCATCTCTGCAAGAGCAGACATAATAGTAACAACAAACCGAGATTGATATGAAGAAGTATCTAAATTAAGATCAAGAAGAACTAGTCGCCAGCCATATTTTTGCGAGTGGTCAATGATGGATAGGAAGTCCTGCGTCGAGCGAGATAGGCGGTCTAGGCGGGTAACAAACAAAGCGTCTGCTTCTCCAGAAGCTAAACGATTAAGCGTCTTCTTTAGCGCTGGTCTTCCAGATATAGACTTGCCAGATCTACCTTCTTCTCTAACAAGCTCTGTTAAAGTGTAACCTGCAAGCTCGGCTGCCTGCCTTAATGCGCGTTCTTGTACATCTAAAGAAACACCATCTTGCACCTGCATAGATGTAGACACTCTAGCGTAAAGAAGAGCTACTTTACCATCAAGTTCCATTGAGATATCATACTACAAATGGCTAGAAATGTATAAAATACTGCATGTACATCTGTTGCAGACATAATACTTTGTCCGTTCTAATGTACAATTTTTATAGAAAAATATAAGAGTTTGAACTGCGTCAACCCTTAATTTTAACGGTTAATGCTTTTGAGGTGTATTCACGCGCTGTAAAGCGTTTGCTATTATATAGTAGTGTATCCGTAGTAAACGGTCTGCGATGCACCACTAGTGTTGGCAATTGTAAAATCAAATCTATTACTACTAGTTCCCGCATACGTAGCATCTGTACTAATTGTACCTGCTACTCCTTTAATTTGATTAGGTATGGCAGTTATTGAAATAGGACTTCCACCGCCTGTATAGTTCCAAGCATATTGATACCCTATTGCTGGTACATTAGTATTTGTCACAGTGGCTGTAGCATTCCAAACTATAATACCGTTAGGTATATTTCCCCTGACCCACATGGAGTATGTGCCACCACTTGGAACTGTAAAACTGTAGGTGTTAGTGCCTGTAGTGATAGTCCATGAACCTGTGGTAGCAGCCGAGCCTGTAGCCCCAGTTGCTCCCGTATTTCCTGTAATACTTGCGCCTGTGGCGCCTGTAGCTCCTGTTGCACCAGTATTTCCTGTAGGCCCAATGTTGCCACCGACAGCTTCTACCCATACACCGTCATAGTAAACATACACCGCACCGTCATTTGCATTAAACCACGCAGCTCCACTTACACCTGTCGGTGGTACAGCGTCAACGATAGAGAACTGTCCTTCGTCTCCAGTTGCACCTGTTGCACCCGTTACTCCAGTATTACCAGCAACTCCTGTAGCGCCGGTGCTACCGGTCGCACCTGTGTTACCAACTAAACCTGTTGCTCCGGTGGAGCCAGTTTGTCCAGTTGCTCCCACATCTCCGGTAGCTCCAGTTTGTCCAACTGCTCCCGTTGCTCCTGTGCTTCCTGTATAACCTGTAGATCCAGTCTGTCCATCTGCTCCCGTGCTTCCTGTTGCGCCTGTCATACCAGTTAAACCTGTACTACCGGTCATGCCTGTTAATCCAGTAGCGCCTGTTAAACCAGTGCTACCTGTTAAACCTGTACTGCCTGTTAAGCCAACTGCACCTGTAGATCCAGTTTGCCCTATGGCTCCAGTGTTACCAGTTAGACCCGTTGCTCCAGTAAGACCCGTATTTCCAACAGCTCCCGTGTTGCCGGTAACTCCTTGTGAACCTTGTGGCCCAACGATCTGTCCAACGCTACTCCATGCACTACCATTCCAAACGTATAGGTCACCGTCTGCATCTACAATATATGCATCATTAACTGCATTACCGGTAGGAGGGAGATCTGCAACTAAAGAAACACTGCCGCGAACATTTATCGAGGTACCTTGCGCACCTGTGTTACCTTGCGCACCAGTTACACCGGTAGCTCCTGTGCTGCCTGTCATACCTGTTGAACCAGTTAGACCTGTTGCACCTGTTTGCCCGACAGCGCCGGTGTTTCCTTGCGCGCCTGTGTTACCTGTCATACCAGTTAGACCAGTCGAGCCTGTTAACCCTTGCGCGCCAGTTACACCAGTTAAACCTGTAGATCCAGTTAATCCAACAGCACCTGTTGCTCCAGTTGCACCAGTCGCTCCTGCGTTACCAGTTGCTCCGGTTACTCCTTGTGAGCCTGTAACACCAGTATTTCCAACAGCTCCTGTTACACCTTGAGCTCCTGTGTTGCCAGTTAAACCTGTTAAACCTGTACTGCCAGTTAGTCCAGCGGCTCCAGTGGGTCCTGTTCCTCCAGTAGCTCCGCTATTCCCTTGAGCACCCGTTGACCCGTTAGTACCAGTAGCGCCAGTAGCGCCGATACTGCCAGTGTTGCCCGTATTGCCTTGCGCACCTGTATCTCCTTTTGCTCCCGTTAATCCTGTTAGACCAGTTAAACCTGTGTTGCCTTGTGTTCCTGTGTTGCCCGTCGCGCCCGTTGCTCCGGTAGCTCCAGTAGGCGCTCCTGCCGGCCCTTGAGGACCGGTTGGTCCAGGCACGGTTGAATCTGCGCCGGTAGGTCCGACTGCGCCTTGTGGCCCTTGAAGATTAGATACGACAACCTCTGTTTGAAGAACGCTTGTCTCAACGACGATGTCTGGTTGTGTTAATACGGTTACCGTTACAGGAGACAACGAGGTCTCAACAGTAACATCACTCTCGGTGACAACCGTTACCGAGGTACTAGTCTCGGTAGTTTCTACTAGTGTGTCTGGCTGTTGAACAACAGTTACAGAGGTAGTGGGATCACCGACCGAGACAATGCTCGTTGGGTCGGTCAATAGGTCACCTCGGATAGAACGGTGAAGGTGCCCTTTAGAAGACGAGTTACGGTGGTGTCAGACGCGACGAGCTCAAGATCATAGACGTACTTGCCTGCTACGACCGCGGCTGTGGCCGAGGCTGAAATCGTCACCGCGATTGTTCCCGCTGCTCCGCCGAGGACGATACCTCCTGAAGGTGAGGTAAGAGAAATGATTTCATTCACCGCAGATGGACGTCGAGTAGTATCGCGTACCTTAAGTCGAGCAGTGTATCCTGTTAGGTTAACGGCATTGCCGCTGATCTTCCACGTGAAGGTTTGGGAAAATGTCGCGCCTTGCTCAACCTTGATGTTATGAATTCCAGCAGACATATTACCCCTACCCTAAAAACTAGTTAGGTACAATCTATCACGTCTCAGCTACTTCTTAGTAGGACTTCTTGGTGCCTAAACAAGAAGTAAAATAATTTAAGATTCAACTAACTAAAAGCTATCACCGCAGGTTATTTGAGATACTATTAGACAATGGATTATCCTGAGGACCCAGAGTATGCTGACGATGATGTTCTACAACAGTACCTTGATGAAGAGGGTCTAGCCTTAGTACCTGTTGAATTCATGCGTGAATTGATGCTTCTTATGGAGGATCACATCGTCAACGTATGCGAAGTAGATAGAGACGCACTCAACGAGATAATGATACGCATGGAGGAGCTTCTAGGGGAAGAGGGTCTTATGGACCTATCCATGGAGGACATCATCGGCTGGGTAAATACGTTAAAGGACGCCTAGCCTTCCTGTTATAATTTAACTATCGCCACTGGCCTGGAGCCGCTACTATTAACTTGTCACGACGAAAGTGAAGTCTAGCTAATCCCGCTACTGCGAATCGTCCTGGACATGACGTACAACTGTCATCCACTCCAACTTCAGAGTTGAGTGTCTAGCACTGGCTGGGTAGACATCGAGTGGGTAGTTGATAAGCGGGCTACCTTTAGGGTAGTATACAAAGCGCTGCCAGTGCTAGACTCGATTCTTTTTTATTATTTATGATACAGTTCATTCATGACACCGGAGATCTTTGTTCGCCCTTGGGGCTTCTACGTAATTTTGCACACTGAGCAAAAGGTGCAGGTTAAACGAATACATGTTGAAAACGGAAGCCGTCTCAGCAAGCAATCTCACAAACACCGCGCAGAGCATTGGTACATCACGCAAGGATATGCAGAGGTAGAGCTATTTGATCAAATACTTCATCTTGGCCCAGGAGACTACGTGTCAATCGGAGTTGGAGAAGTTCACCGCGTAAAAGCCGAAGGCGAAGGCGACCTAGTCTTTATCGAGATTCAAACAGGTGAGTATCTTGGAGAAGATGACATCATTCGGTATGAAGATGACTTTGGACGTGTTGAGTAATGGAGCAAGAACTTCCTACCTGGTTTAATCATGTTAAGCCAAACTTTGAAAACTACCTAACGTTTCCTAATGAAAACATCATACCTGTCCCGCTAAACGTATTGCAGATCGGCGCGTATAAGGGTGACACAACACAGTGGCTACTAGACAATAAAAACATCAACAGGATAGTAGACGTTGACACCTGGGAAGGCTCAATCGAGCACCAAGGAACGTTTGACTTCAACCAGGTTGAGAGAGTCTACAACGAAAGATTCACCGCAGTTGAGAAGGTTGAGAAGCGCAAGGGTACGAGCGATAGATACTTTGCGACGCGCCCTGAAGGTGAAACATTCAACGTTATCTATATAGACGGAGATCACACCGCGCTACAGACGGCGATTGACTCGCTTAACGCGTGGAGGATCCTAGAGGTCGGCGGCATCATGATATTTGATGACTACGACTGGCACATGTATCAAGGAACACCCTTGCACCCTAAGGACGGTATTGACTGCGTCCTAAGACTGTTTAGAGGGCGCTACAACCTTATCGTTACGAACTATCAGGTCTGGATTCGTAAGACGGCGGAGTAGACTTTTAAGTTGTAAGATAGAATAAGAACATGCCTATCATCGGATCATCAGCAGGAGCTGCAAAGGGTGCGCCAGGTGCGCCTACCATCGGAACTGCAACAGACGGTGGTTCAGGCGCAATCTCTGTCACATTTACTGCCCCTGGCTTTTCTAAGCTACCAATTACTTCATACACAGTAACTAGCTCATCAGGTGCAACTGCATCAGGTGCTAGCTCACCAATAGTCGTCACCGAGACAGTTGCTGGCACATACACATACAGCGTCACTGCTTCTCATGCTAACGGCAGCTCTTCATCATCTGGATCTTCTAACAGCGTTACTGTTTCATTCTCATATGCCTTATCTCAGACGTTTAACTCATCTGGTAACTTTACAGTTCCAGCTGGTGCAACTAAGATGGCCGTTATTGCATCTGGCGGTGGTGGTAATGGTAATGGCGCTGGTGGTTCTTATGGAACAAATGGCGGTAATGGAGGGGCTGGAAGTTACTTTGGTGGATGGTATGACTACGCAGTAACTCCTGGAACTCAATATAACGTGACTGTAGGCGGATCAGGCGGTGGTGCGTCTTCCTTTGGCAATTTAATAAACTCTGTCAGCCCTGGCGGTTTTACAACAAACATAAACACAAACCTTGTTACTGCTGCGGGAGGTAACGGTGGTAATGGCGGTTCTGGGACAAATCCTCCAAATAGTTACCCTTATAACATTTACAATGGAAGGCCTGGAAATGCTGGAAATGCTTCAGGCGCTGCAATTACTGCTTTTAGTTCTGTGCCTGGATTGCCTTCTAGTTTTAGATACGCGGGTGGCGGTGGAGGCGGTGGTTCTGGTGGAGTATCTAATGATGAATTTGATGGCGGTGCCAATTCATCAGGCGGTGGCGGTGGTGGAGCAGGTGCGCCGTACGGCGGAAACGGCGGCAATGGCGCTGGTGGAACGGCTAACGGACAACAAGGTGGAATTGCAAATGGACCTGGTGCAGGCGGCGGTGGTGGCGGAGGAGCCTCTTCATTTTGGTTAGGAATTAACGTTGGTGGTAATGGAAGAGCCGGCAGTGGTGGACAAGTTTTAGTTTATACAAAGTAACAACTAACTAGCAAGTTGATCTGCATTCTTTCTTTAATATAATATGATACAGTTGTTTAGACCAACAACAAAAGGACGCTAGCATGCCTCAAGAGATTACGTTTACCAATACCTTTGGTATTGATCTTTCTTTATACGAGCCGCAACCTGCTCGCACGATGATTCCAGACTGGTACAAAAATACGGAGTCATACATCTCTGGAGAAAAGATTCCCTCAGGCGAAGGACAAACCTCTGCAACTATTAAGCGTTGCATGCCAGTGTTCGATGCGATCACCGCAGGTTATATTCTGACGACGTACGTTGACGTGTACGTATCTCAAAGAGAAGGTGCGCCTTGGTACGAGTGGCCGAGCGCTGGACCAATTCAATTTCACCCTATCGAGCAGGCGCCACTTCATCCGGCGGTAAATGGAGCACCTTTCCCTAAGTGGATTAACCCTTGGTCAATTCGCACACCTGAGAACTGGTCAATTCTTTTCATGCCTCCTATGCATAGAGAGAATCAACCGTTCCAGATTCTTCCAGGTATCGTAGACACGGACCAATACTTCTCACCTACTAACTTCCCGTTTGTTCTTAACGACGTTAAGTTTGAAGGCCTTATCCCCGCAGGAACGCCTATGGCACAGGTTATTCCTATCTGTCGTGATTCCTGGAAGGTAAAGGTTGGCGGTCCTGATGAGATAGAGGATCAGGCTGCAATTACCCAGCAACTACGCTCAAGCTTCTTTGATTCCTACAAACGCAAGTTTCGTCAGGATAAGAACTACTCATAGTCTAAAGTATAGTATAGAATAGGTCTAACAAGCCTAATCAGAAAAGGTAACTAACTCATGGCAGAACAAAACTACGCATTTGTCGTTGACGGTATGGTGACAAACATCGCCGTGTTTGACGACCCTACTGAAGAGCTACTTACTCACTTCAAGGCTGAACTAAGCCTTGACCACATTGTATTTGCACACGATGAGCCTAAGGCTGCTATCGGTGGCACATGGGACGGTACAAAGTTTACCCTACCTGCGCCATACGCGTCATGGGTACTTAACGCAGACAACGACTGGGAGCCTCCAGTTGCAATGCCTGTAACAGAAGGTAAGTACTACACATGGAACGAAGGCACAGTTTCATGGGACGAGCACGACGTTCCTACAGAATAAACTTAAACAAAATAAAAGACCGCGCCCGTTTGGACGCGGTCTTTATTTTTACCTCTTTACGGTAGGCGACTACCAGAGATAGTTGTTTCCTGACCTGTCCCGAGGTCACGCAGGACAACCTTGATTTGATACTCTTCTGTAGGTGATAGCCAGTCAACGTTAACTACCTTGCCAACGCCATCTAAACCTATCGCACTTGTTGAGCCGTTCTTATCTACAATCATTAACGTTGCCCAAGTTTTGGTCGGGTCAAAGTTTGGAACGTTAGGAACCAAAACGCTTGCAGAGCGGTGACCGTTTGTGCCTTCTGCCTGTGCAACAACTACAGGAGCAGTTATCGTTATCTTATCGACAGCCGCGTCACGAACAGGCTCCGGGGTAACGATAGGAGCAACCGGTGTGGCAACTACAGTATTAGACGTAACCGTCTCGGCGCCTGTTGTATTGTTACGAACGGTGGTCTGAACTGTAACGTTAGAGTCCTGTGGGACCGACTTAATCTCAACGGTGTCACCGTTATTAGATACACCTACGCTTGAATAAGAGCGTCCGTCCGCGATTACTTGAACGGACACCGTCTTATTCTTATTTGGATCTGTTACAACAGGAGCCTTAACGGTAACGGTGACAGAGTTATCGCTCTCTACTTTAAGCGCAGTTACGACGGGAGCCTTAGTATCTGCTATCGGATCACCTGTAGGTTCAGGATTAGGATTAGGAACAACCTCGCCTGTTGTATCATGCGCAGGAGTTTCTACCTTGGTAGCGGAAACTTGAACGGAGACGATATCTCCTTGGTTGATTGCCTCAAGACGAATGACTCCGTCAGTGTCGATGTACTTAACACCGCCGGACTCTGTAAGCTTTACAACAACACCTGTTGTAGACGTTGTTTCCTTCCAGGTAACGATCTTGTCAACTACGCCACCTTGCAGGATTGCGTACTTGTCTCCAACGACCGGAGCATCTATGATCTCGTCGATAGAAACATTAAAGTACGAGTTGGCCTTAACCTGTGTTCTGTCTTCGTCCTCAAGACGTAATATCGTGCCGTTTATATCTGGGTTAAGTCCCCACCAGGCGCTTGCGCCTTGGGCAGGTAAAAGTGAAATCGCGAGCGCAAGTGGAATAGCTTTTTTAATATGTAACATCAGGGGTCCTTTCGTCCTTTGTCATTATAGATATAATAACAGGAAAAGTGCAAAACTATCACCGCAGGTAAAACAAGATAGAATACGACCATGGAATTATCAAGAGAAGACATCGCTAAAGAGGTAGAGGATAAACTACTACCTTTGTTAGAAGTTCCTGGGTATATGAACGCTAAGGGGACCCTTAGTATGGTGCTTGAAGTGATACGGGGTAAGTAAATATGCCAATTTTAGGATCATCTGCTAGTCAATCTGGTCGTGCGCCTGGTGCACCTACGTCTGTATCTGCAACCGCAGGTAACGGGCAATCAGTAGTTTCATTTACTGCACCTGCCTACACAGGTAAGGGTACAGTTTCATACACGGCAACTTCTTCACCTGGTGGGTTTACTGCCTCTGGCGCATCTAGCCCATTGACTGTAACCGGTTTAACAAACGGCACAGCTTATACATTTACCGTAACAGCTTCAGCGGGTGGAGTTTCTGGTGTTGCGTCATCTGCTTCTGCAAGCATCACTCCTATTGCACCATATGCGCTATCTCAAACATTTAACGCATCAGGCACCTATACAGTTCCTTCAGGGGCAACTAAGATCGCAGTGTTCGCTAGTGGTGGAGGCGGCGGTGGAGGTAAGTCTAATACCGCTCAGGCTGGTGGAGGCGGAGGTGGGTCAGGCGGAGGCGGAGGCTCATTTAAAGATTACGCTGTAACACCTGGACAGACATTTACTATTACAGTTGGCTCTGGTGGAGGTGGCGAGTCTGGCCATAATGGGCAAAACCCATCACCAACTGATGGAGGAACAACTAGTTTTGACACCTTTATTACTGCCAATGGTGGTGGCACTCCACGAAACAGCGGAGGAGCTGCTGGCAACGCAACTGTAAATGTTGCTAATGGTGTTACTGCTGGTGGTGGTGGCGGAGCAGGTGGAACTACTATGTCTGAAGCGGTTCCTGGAGTTCTTTATAACTCTGTAGGAGGAAACGGCGGTAGCGGCGCTGGGTCTATAGCACAAAATCTTTCAGGATTAGGTTCAACAACGCTGTCATTTGGTGGTGGCGGTGGTGCAGGTCAGTCTGGGTCTATCTGGTACTCGGGAGGAACTCAGCCAACAAGAAGTGGTGGCGGTGGAAACGGCGGTTCACCTAACGGTGGCGCTGGCGGAACCTCAAACACAGTAGCAAACTCTACTAACTCTAATATCACTCCAGGAAATGGTGGCGGCGGAGGCGGTATTGGCGGCGGAGGCGGTGGTGCAGGTGGAGGCGCGTACGCGGGTGGGTCGGTAAACTACAATAGCGGTCCTAACTCTGGTGGTTCAGGTGGATCTGGAAGAGTTGTTGTCTACGTTCAATAAAACTTTATCACCGCAAGTTAAATAACAAGGAGAAGTAAATGCCGATTTTAGGTTCTAGTGCAAGCCAATCAGGTCGTGTGCCTGGGCAGCCTACGAGCGTATCTGCAACTGTTGATAACGCTCAATCGGTAGTTTCTTTTACTGCACCTGCCTACACTGGTAAAGGTACTGTCTCTTACACAGTGACTAGCTCACCTGGTGGATTTACTGCATCTGGCGCGTCTAGCCCTATTACAGTAACTGGTTTATCTAATGGAACTTCTTACACGTTTACAGTTACAGCAACAAACGCGGGACTAGCTGGAAATGCGTCATCGGCATCTGCGTCTGTTACACCTGCAGCTCCAGAAGTACCTTATACTCTTTCACAGACCTTTAACTCATCTGGGACATATACAATACCTGCTGGTAAGACTAAAATTGCAGTGTTTATTGCGGGAGGAGGAGAACGAGGGTCTAATGGAGGAGGTTCTGATGGAAACAGTCTCACTAGTGGCGCGGGAGGACGAGGAGGCGATGGTGGAGCAATGTATGCTGTAAAAGACTACCCAGTAACTGCAGGGGCTGTTCATACAGTAACAGTAGGAGCGGCCAGAGTTCAAGATCCAAGCGTGGGTAATGCAAATTCGGGTTTTTCAGGCATAACAACTTTTAATAACACGAACGCTAGTCATACTTTTAATGCTAACTCATACCTAGTTGCATCTGCATTTCCTAGTGGTGGCGCTGGTGGTGGCTCAGTAACAGGCGGAAATGAATACGCCCAAGCAGGCAACCCTGGTGGAAACGGCGGCGGAGGAAGTCTATCAATGACACTTGCCTCTCTTGGTACTGTTAACTTTGTATCTGGCGGCGGTGGAGGAGGCGGAGGTTCTGGTGGGTATAGTTCAGGCCCAAACAACACTAGAGGCGGAGGCGCAGGCGGTCTTAGTGGCGCAGGCGGCACTAGCGGTGGAATAGGCGGAAGTGCAAGAGGAAACCTTGGCACTGCAAATAGTGGGAATCCTGCATCTCCTGCTTCCGTTATGGGTGGTGGCGGTGGCGGTGGAGCAGGTGGTGGATATACCTCAGGTATGAATAGCAGTCCTGGTTCTATAGGCGTCGGACTAGCAGGACAGGTAGTTGTCTACGTTCAATGATACAGGCAACAAACAAAAACTTTAACGAGCTACTAGAAAACGACCTGCCTGTACTTGTAGACTTTTGGGCGGAGTGGTGTGGGCCGTGTCGCATGCTGGCGCCTATTGTAGAAGAGATAAGCACAGAGTACAAGTACGTTTTTATCACCGCAAAGTTGAATAGCGACGAGAATCCTGAGATTGCATTTAAGCACGAGGTTAGATCAATTCCGACGATGATACTTTTTAAGGGTGGAATTGAGGTAGCAAGGATGACGGGTGCTAAGCCTAAGCCTGCAATAGTTGCTTGGTTACAAGATCACGTTGAGCTAGGTTAGGATAGAATAACTAAATGCCTATACTTGGAACACAATCGTCACGCTCTGGCGGAACGCCAACTGCGCCTACTAGTGTTTCTGCAACTGCTGGTGACGCATCAGCGACGGTTACATTTACCGCGTCTAGTTACATCGGTAAAGGCTCGGTAACATATACCGCTATTTCTAGCCCAGGAAACTTTACCGCGACAGGCACTAGCCCAATTACCGTTACAGGCTTGACTAATGGGACTAGCTACACTTTCACCGTAAGAGCTACATCATCAACTGGTGAGACTGCAACTTCAAGTGCAAGTGGAAGTGTTACACCTGCAGTCCCTGTCTATGCGCTTGCCCAAACATTTACCACCTCGGGAACATATGTAGTCCCTGCTGGCAAAACACGTGTAGCTATTGTTGGTGTTGGAGCAGGTGGTGGAGGAGCTGGTGGAGCATCTGGTGGCGCTGCAAACGTTTCAGGATATGGCGGAGGCGGTGGTGGAGTTGCTATTATACGAGATATAGCAGTAACTGCTGGTGCTAACTACACGGTGACTATAGGTGGGCAAGGTAATGGAGGAGGCTCTTCAATATCTGGAACTTATGGAAATGATGGAGGAGTAACCTCTTTTGGAAATTTAGTAACTTTTAATGGCGGACAAGGTGGACAATCATACTATAGCGCTGGCGTAGGTGGGAACGTAACTTATAATACTGGCACTGCAGATGCTGCTGTAACTGGGGCAACTGGCGGTGGCTATGTTACTAATGGTGCAGGAACTGCTGGAGGAAACCAAGCAACAATAAATTCAAATATTGCTCAAATAAGCGCCTACTCTCAAGGCGGAGCAGGAGGCGGAGGAGGCTCCGCTAACGGCACTGGTCAATATGCTGGAGGCGCTGGAGGAACTCCAAGAGGAGGAGCTGGAGGAGCTGGAGGAAAAGGTCAGGCAACGCCACTTCCTGGAGTTGACGGAACCTCTGCTACATCATATGGCGGAGGTGGAGGTTGTGGAGGACATGGAGGTAAATGGTCTTCAAACATCTATGCAGCAGGTGGAGCAGGCGGTAATGGCTCTGGTGGGCAAATTTTAGTTTACGTTAAATAAGATACAGTATAAATATGAGCGACGTAATAATAGAAGTTGATTCTGAAGCAGATGTTCGGACGAGCGACGGAGATCACGACAAGTTTTCGCATTATGTTCACCGCGACCAGATGATGGAAGCCTTCGTAGAAGGCAAGCCTGCTGTAGCTTTATGTGGGAAAATATGGGTACCAACGAGGGATGGAAAGAAATTCCCCGTATGCAAGACCTGTAAAGAAATCTTTGAAACACTAGATAAGTAACACGTTTTGGTTGAAAGACAGTATAATTTGTCTTCTACTTTTAGATTAAAACACATATTTCACGGGGGGTAACGGTGAGCTTTTTCTCTTTCAAACTAAGCGATGATTTCGTACAAGGCTACAAAGAAAAGAAAGCTCCGTTTGGTTATACAGACGCAGCGGGTAACTCCGTTGGAGAGATTACCTTTCTTCGTACGTACTCTCGCTTAAAAGAGAACGGGCACAAAGAAAATTGGGCCGAGGTCTGTGAACGTGTCATCAACGGCATGTACTCTATTCAAAAAGATCACTGCAAAAGACAGCGTCTTCCCTGGAACGATTCACGCGCGCAGGCATCTGCCAAGGAGGCATTTGACAGACTGTTCAACCTAAAGTGGACGCCGCCTGGTCGTGGTCTTTGGGTTATGGGTACTCCCCTCGTTAACGTACAAAAGAACTCTGCTGCATTGCAAAACTGCGCATTTGTTTCAACGCTTGAAATGACAAAGCAAAATCCTGCTAAGCCATTTGCGTTTCTTATGGAGGCGTCAATGCTTGGCGTCGGTGTAGGCTTTGACGATAAAGGTGCGGACAAGGATTTTGCAATTTATTCACCGCAAGGCGATGAAACATTCGTCATCCCAGATACGAGAGAAGGCTGGGTTGAATCACTCTCGCTTATCATCAATGCATACCTAAAGGCAGATCAAAAGAATCCTGTGTTTGATTATTCGCTAGTGCGTCCCGCGGGTGTTCCAATTAAGACATTTGGTGGAACCGCCGCAGGGCATGAGCCACTAGAGCGTTTGCACAACTACATCCGCAATATATTCGAAGGACGTAAAGGTGAAAAAGTTACTCGTGTGGATATTGCTGATCTCGGTAATCTTATCGGTGTGTGCGTCGTTAGCGGCAATGTTCGTAGATCGGCTGAGCTCTTAATCGGTCGCCTTGATGACGACACGTTTCTAAACCTTAAGAACGCGGAGCGTTTTCCAGAGCGTAACTCCTATGACCCGGCTGCACCGGGTTGGGGTTGGATGTCAAATAACTCTATCGAGACAACCGTAGGACAAAATCTAGGCAAGATCGTTGAAGGCATCTCCCGTAACGGCGAGCCGGGTGTAGTGTGGCTTGACGTATCGCGTAAGTATGGTCGTTTAGCAGATCCTGTAAACAACAAGGACTGGCGTGTTGTAGGGTACAATCCGTGTGCCGAGCAGAGTCTCGAGTCATACGAGTGTTGCACACTTGTTGAGACGTATCTAGGACGTCACGATTCACTTGAAGATTATAAGCGCACGTTGAAGTTTGCTTATCTATATGCTAAGACCGTAACGCTACTTCCTACACACTGGGAGGAGACAAACGCAATCATGCAACGTAATCGCCGCATCGGAACCTCGATGTCAGGTGTTGCAAACTTTGCAGATAACGTTGGCCTTCCAACTCTTCGCGAGTGGATGGACGAAGGTTACAAGCACATCAAGGCGTACGACAATACTTATTCAGAGTGGCTTGGCATCCGCGAGTCAATTAAGATGACAACCGTTAAGCCTTCAGGTACAGTTTCTATCTTAGCGGGAGAATCACCAGGAGTTCACTGGACACCAGGCGGAGAGTACTTTAACCGCGCAATTCGTTTCTCTAACGAGGATCCAATGCTTCCACTATTCAAGATGGCAAACTATAGAGTCGAGCCTGCGTCAGAGTCGCCAGACTCTACCAGCGTAGTGTTCTTCCCTATCAAGTCAAACGCTAAGCGCGCAGAGCGTGAGGTATCAATCTTTGAAAAGACAGCCATCGCCGCAACCGCGCAGCGTTACTGGTCAGATAACTCTGTATCCGTAACCGTGTCGTTTGATCCTGAAAAGGAAGCAGAGCATGTAGGCACAGTCCTTCACATGTACGACGGACAGTTAAAGACCGTATCCTTCTTGCCTATGGGTAACTTTACGTATCCGCAGATGCCATACACGCAGATTACCAAGGAAGAATACGAGGACGCAACAATGAAGTTGTTCCCTATTGACTTCACAGGAGTTTACGCAGGAATGGCTTCAGACGCAATCGGAGATGCATATTGCACAACCGACGCGTGTGAGGTAAAGCTTATCGTGGAAAACTTAAGATAATGCCTGCGTACGAATACCATTGCAAGAAGGGTCACTACAACCTTATAGAGCGTAGTATCAATGAACCTGAGGGTAAACCAACCTGCACCGCTCCTGATTGCTCTGAAGAGCTTAAGAGGCAATACAACGTACCCTCTGTAAGCTTCAAAGGAAACGGGTTTTACTCGACGTCCAAATAACGCGTTTTTGGGATAGTTCAATATAGAATTATCCTATGACAAAACATAACCCGCAGCTTCGTAACCTGCGCCCGGTCTATGACGAGTGGGCTTGGCAGGAGGAGTCTAACTGTCGTGGCGAAGACTCAGAGGTATTCTTTTTAGATCCACAGGCGCGTGGTAAAAACAAGCGTGATAAAGAACGCGAAGCTAAAAAGATATGTAAAGGTTGTCCTGTAGTTCAACAATGCTTAGATCATGCACTTGCAATCCCAGAGTTCTTTGGTGTCTGGGGAGGAATGACAGCTGATGAACGAAACTTGATTCTTCGCAAGCAAGGACTAAGAATAATTAAGTAAGTGTGAACTAATAACTTATAGTTTACAAGAGTAGCCATTTTGTATATGGTCCGTCCATGACACTAGACATACAACTATCTAGAAACTATCCAGTCTTTAAAGATCACGGAGTACCGATCTGCGCAACAACAGATCCTGAGATATTCTTTCCAGAAAAAGGAGCAAAGGGTCAATCTCTGTATATCGTCAACGCAGCGCGAAGAATATGTAACGCGTGTCCATATAAGAAGCCCTGCCTCGAGTGGGCAGTCGTACACGACGAGATGGGAATCTGGGGCGGGACAACCCAGAAAGAGCGACGTGTTCACCGCAGAAAGTTAAAAGTAACGAAGAGCAATAAGTGATAGAATAATAAAGCTTTCTTGGGAGAGGTAAGCAAACCCTTACTACCTCTATCCTAGGGAGACTAAATGGCAAAGAAGAATGACGTTATGGCAGCTGACGTAACTAAGGCAGGACCTGTCACAGCAATTGGAAACATCTTTATGCGTATCGTTGCAGTATTCGCTGCATCTGGTCTAAGCGTTATCGGCGCGGGCGCAGTTGTAGGAATCAGCACCGCAAAGGCAGTAATCCTTGCAGGTACACTTGGAGTTGCAACAGTAGTTGAAAAACTAGCACGTGGATTCCTAAATGATGGCAAGCTTGACATCGACGAGATTAACTCGGCGTTTGCAGCAGTGGATAAGCGAGCGGCTGCAGAATAATACGTAGGCATACATAATGTCTACACTTAATAATTCTTACGGCTTTATGAGTGATGACCAACGTATGCGGCAATGGACGTGCGCCATCTGCAACAAGATATACGTTGTGTCATCGCTAGCAAGAGACTGTGAGGATATACACCTAGCTACTGGAAAGTAGTTAGAAAACCTATAGGAGAATAATGAAGTTAATTAAAAAAGTAGCAATGGCATCTGCTGTTGCGCTAGGTCTTGGAGTGTTTTCATCACTTCCGGCAAGCGCCGCGGACATGTCGCTATCAGTAAAGGTCGGAGCGGCTGTTGCAAGTTCGAACGCAACAACAGCTCTAGTACCAGCAGCAGTGACGGTACCAGCAGATAACACAATCGACGAAGCAGACGTAGTTCGTTTGGTTGCAACTGTAGACGCAGGTACATCAGTTTCATTCGTAGCAACAGGAGCTATCAAGCTCGTTGCAGCTCTAGACAATCCAGCGGCAGTACGTGTACGCTCGACTGACGGAGTTTCAGCAGTTGTTGTAGCAACAGGCACAGGTAACACTGCGACTGTTTACGCCTACACAACAAGCGTTGCTGCAGGTACAGTTACCGTTTCTAACGGTGGCGTTACCAACACAATTTACATGAAGGGCACAGCGGGAGCTGCTAACGCAATCTCCGTAGTTGCTCCTTCAGCTGTAGCCTCAGGCACAGTAGCAACATACACATTCACAGCGGTAGACGCTTTCGGTAACAAGGTTTCCGGCCTTGCGATTAACGCTACAGTTGCAGGTGCAACAGTTGCATCAACTGGTCTTAACGTGGCAACAGTAACAACAGCAGTCGATACAGCAACAGTAGGTCTTGGAAACGCAGAGCTTAAGGTTCTTGCTCCAGCCGCTGGATCTATCGTGGTAGTAGCAACAGCTTCAACAGCGGCTGCGGTGGCAGGTCTTACTGCTCCAGTATCAACAGTTGCAGCAACAACAACAATCAATGATCTTGCTGCAGAGGTTGCAAAGCTTAAGGCTGAGCTTGCTGCCGAGAAGGCTGGACGCGTTGCCGATAAGGCAGCAGCGGATAAAGCTGCGGTAGACGCAAAGGTTGCGGCAGATAAGTCTTTGGCTGATGCCAAGGCAGAGGCTGCAGCCGCTAAGGCTGCGGCAGACGCGGCAATGGCTAAGGTCGTTGCAGATAGCGCAGCTGCTAAGGCTGCAGCAGACAAGGCAGTGGCCGATCTTACAGCCGCAGTTGATAAGCTAACGAAGGACCTAGCTGCAATGAAGGCTAAGTTCAACGCTATGGCGAAGAAGTACAAGTTCGCTGCAATTAAGTAAATAACAACTTAATACAGATAAAGGGGCGGGTCCGAGTAATCGGGCCCGCTTTCCTTATATAGACACAAGGATAAAAATGGGATAGAATATGCGCTATGCCTATTCTTGGATCACATGCGTCACAGAGTGGCCGCACACCTGGAGTGCCAACGTCTGTGTCTGCCACAGCTGGAGATGGACAAGCTGTTGTTTCTTTTACCGAGCCTACCTATAAAGGAAAAGGCACTGTTTCATATACAGTTACCTCAAGTCCTGGCGGTATCACTGCAACAGGTTCTAGTTCACCAATTACCGTTACCGGGTTAACTAACGGTACAACATACACTTTTACTGTTGCAGCAAGTACTTCAGGAATTGCCAGTGCTGCTTCTTCAGCTAGCGCAGGTGTAGCTCCTACTCCACCAAATTATGTCTTATCTCAGACGTTTACTTCTGGAGGGACATACACAGTTCCTTCTGGTAAAAGCTACCTTGCAGTAGTAGTAGCTAGTGGTGGAAGTGCAGGCGCGACGGGAGGTGCTGGAAATAACGTAAATGCTGCTAACTCTGGTGCAGGACTTGGTGGTGCTGGCGGAGCTGCAGGATGTATTGCTGGATTGACAGAATACGCAGTTACTCCTGGACAAACTTTTTCAGTGACCGTTGGAGCTGCAGCTGGTACTAGTATTTTTGGTTCAATATTACAAGCAACTGCCAATTCTCCAACTTCAAACATAGGAACTGCTGTTTTAGTTAACACTGCGGCAAATGCAGGGACTGGAGCTACTAGACAGATTTACAGAGGAAGTAACGGAACATTTTTAGGAACTGCCGCAGATGCAACTAAAGGAAACATTGCGTCAGTAAACTTTGGCGGAACTGGTGGATTAAATACTATTAACGTTGGTGCTGGTGGCGGTGGAGGTGGCGCTGGATATCACATGATTGGGTCTTCCGGAGGAAATCCTGCAGGATCTAATGGTAATGGTGGTAGTGGCGGTTCTGGAAGTGGCTCTCAAGATGTTCCTGGATATGCAGGCAGTGCAGCAACTGGCTATTCTTCCGGTGGTGGCGGCGGCGGTGGAGGATCTGCGTACAATAACGCTAGTAACGGCGGTGCAGGTGGTGCAGGCACCCAAGGAATTGTCTACGTATATGTTAGATAAACTATCACCGCAAAGTATTAACAAATAACAACAAGGAGAAACATGCCAATCTTGGGAACTGTATCATCTGGATACGTTGAACCAGTCTACACTCTTGTACAAACATATAATGCCAGTGACACTTTTACAGTGCCTGCAGGTGCGACTAAAATGGCAATAGTTGGTGTAGGTGCAGGTGGGGGTGGAGCAGCTGGAAATAGCTCTGTATGGAATACCACATACCAAGCCGGTGGCGGAGGTGGCGGAGGTGGTGGATTATTCTTAATAAGAGAAATATCTGTAACGCCATCGCAAACTTATACTGTAACAATTGGAACTGGAGGCTCTGGTGGTTATGTAAATCATAACCAAGACTGGAGAGGAAATAGCGGAAGTTCTGGTGGAGCTACAAGTTTTGGAAATATTTTAACTGTAAATGGTGGAGGTGGCGGAAGTAGAGGTGCTGTACCTGATTCAGTAACACCAAACGGTGGAGCTGGTGGAACTGTAGTTTATAACGTAGGAACAGCAGATGCTATTAGTACTGGGGCAAGTGGTGGTGCTGGAGGACAAGTAGTTGAGAACTATACTACTGGTGTTACTAGCACTCCGCCAGGAGGCGCTGGCAGTTCTTCGTCTTCTATAGCTTCTAATGATCCGACGTTGCCTTCTTACTCTGGCGGTGGTGGCGGAGGTGGCGCAAGCCGTCCGCTTGGCGTACGCTACAATAATACATCTTACAATGGAGCTGGCGCAGGTGGCTCTGGTGGTTCTCCATATGGCGCGACTGGTGGGCAAGGTGGAAACATTCTTGGTGACGCTGGGCAGCTTGGCAACAGAGGCGCTAATGCTACTGGTAAAGGTGGAGGTGGCGGTGGCGGCGGAGGTTCATCTTATTCAGGAACTGACAATCAGCCAGCGCTAGCTTACTTCCCTGCACCTAGTACCACTCAAGCAAAGGCAGTTGGAGGCTTTGGCTCGAGTGCACAGATTTTAGTTTACGTTAAGTAAAATTATCACCGCAGAGTGTAAGATTAACTAAACAAGGAGAAAAATGCCAATTCTAGGAAGTAGTGCAGGAGCTGCAAAGGGTGCACCTGGTGTGCCTACTGTAGGAGCTGCTACATCTCTTACGTCTACTACTGCCAGTGTGACGTTCACAGCGCCTTCATTTAGTAAGTTGCCTATTAC